GACCTTTTCGTCGGAGAGATAATACTTTTCGTCAACGTCGTCCTCCAGCATTTCGCTCAAAGTCGCTTTGAGCGGGACAGGATCGGGAAACTTGAACTTGCCGTTGTCCAGATCCTTGCGGACAATGACGCAGTAAACGCGCTCGCGATTCTGCGGGATGCCGTAGTGCTTCGCGTTGAGAACGCGCCAGTAGACGTTATAGCCGTACTCTTCCAGCTCGCGCACGAACATGTTGAACGTGTCGCGGAAGCGGGAGCCGGTGATGTTCTTGACGTTCTCATAGATCGCGAAGCGCGGCTTTTTCTCGCGCAGGAACCGGAGCCATTCCACCAAGAGAGAAGAGCGGGTTTTCTCGATGTCGGTCGAGCCGCACTTCGGGCATTTGTCGCGCTTGGTGTAGTGAGCTTCTAACGGGTTATAGGTGTGACCGCAGGTTTTACAAGTCCACGCAGCCCCCCCCTGTTTGCCCGCGATAGAGAAGTCCTGACAAGGGCTGCCGCCGAACATGGTGTTGAAATCCGGTACGGCCTTTTCATCGGCCTTGGTGATGTCGCCGATGTTCAGCGCCGGATCAACGCCGTGAATCGCGGCGTAGCTCGTTGCGGCGCACTTGTCGAACTCACAAAACAGGGCAGTCTTGTATTTCATAAGTAATCCTTTCGTCAGATTGTTTTTCGTTCCACGGTTACGATGGTGTCGTTTTTGCTGCCGCCGTGCGGGACAAGCAGCACCTCCTCCATCTCGAAACCGCGCTTTTTGCCGACTCCGTTGCTGTTCCACCCGAAACAGATCGCGATGCCGTCCTTTTTCAAGATGCGAGCGATCTCGTCAAGGTGTTTCGCGCGCCACGAAGCCTGCGTGGTCTCTTGCGTGACCTCATATCCGAAGCCCTTGTAGGACTCCGATACCTGCCGCGTCGAATACGGCGGATCGTAGAGCACGCAGTCAACGGATTCGCTGTCAAACATTTTCAGAAAATCCAGCGCATCCATGTGGTATGTGGTGTCGCAGGCGGGATTGATGTCGTTCGTTACGGTTCCGATTTTGCTGTCATTCGCAAACGGATCAACGACTACCCCCCCCCACAACGCGCCGATCAAGCAACTCCTTGATGGGCTTGATCGAAAAGGTAAATTTGTTTGGCATACACCAAACGCGATTGGTATTAGCTCCTTCCTTTCAGTTTCGCCGCATTGCGCTGGCGGCTCTTCTTCGCCATGCGGCGGCGCGTCTTGCGCTTGCCGATATAGTCCTTGGGCTTCTTCCAGCCCTTCGCGTGACGACCGAACTCCATGCCGGCGCGCAAACGCTTGTTCCTCAGCCTGATGTAGTGAACCATGTTGAAAACCTCCTATAAATTTATGTCGTGCTTATGGTTTTTGATACGCGCTCAGTGCGCGTGACGGTCGCAGTTGTTCAGCACCATGATCTGCTGCCAGACTTCCTCGCCGAGCAAGCCCTTGAACTTTGCCTCCGTCTTCGGCGGATGGTCGGACTTCGTGACGACGAACGGAGCCATGTGCCAGCGGATCAATAGCGCCACCATCAGCGCGTCCTCCGGCGAAAGATCGCCGGTGTAGCAGAAGCTCTCGTATGCGCCGATTCGCTCGTGATTGTAGTAGTGCGCTGTTTCGCACGGCGCGCCGTGGCTGTCGATGAACGCCTTGGTGCGTTCCTTGCCGATGTCGTGCAGCAGCGCCGCGCGGAGAAGAACGACGTCCGCTTTCGGATACTGTTCGACCATATAACCCCACGCCGCCAAGCAGTGCTGCCCGATGGTCAGCGTGTGGTGCGGATTGTCGTGCGCAATGTTGGAGAGTGCGCATAGTTTTTCGTCGATGCAACCATCGACGTAACCGGGAACACCGTAGACCTCGATCTCGTCCCATCCCTCCGCCATCATCGGGACGTCAAATCTGCGGTACATATCGGCGATCACGCTCTCCGGCACGACGCGCTCGCGGCTCCGATTGTATGCGAGACACGTTTCATATGGCGTTGCCATGAAAACACAGACCGTTCGCAAATCCGCGATATGCAGACCGCGCAGGCGGTGGAGAAAAGAGCGGCGATGCTTGTAGCTGATGTTCGTCGCGTCGTAAACGACATCGTTACCGGCGCGGAGGTCTTCAAAAACGCGCTTGTGAAGCGTATCGAAAACAAGCTCCTGCTGCGTCTGGTCGTTCTCGTCTCCCAAAACCTCCAGACGGATCGCGTCGCTCGAATGGATACAGAGTTTCGGCGCAAACGGGAGAGAGTCGTCGATTGAGCGCGCCATCGTCGTCTTGCCGCTTCCAGGCAAACCGACCATCATGTAAAATACCTGCGCCATCAGCTCTTGCTCCCCTCATCATCGCCGCCGTTGTCGAAGTAGTAGCGCGTGTAGACGGGGATATACTTTAGACCGAGCATCCTGGCGACGAGGTAAGCGGAGTAGCCGTCGACCAACTCGCCGGCGCTGTTGAGCGCGACGCCCGTATGGAAAGCATGATCCTTTTTGTACTCTTCGATGCGCTGTGTGATCTTCTCGGTCGCGGGAATGGTGTCCTGCATCCGAGCGGGGATCTTGATTCCGTCCATCGGGATGCTGGCATACGCAGCGTCGATCTCGGCGAGCGGGAAATGCGCTCCGTGGAGCTTGGCGATGTCCGCCGCGCCGTCGCCGGTGATCACGCCGGTCTTGACGATGCCGATTTCCTCGCCGCGCGCGGTCTTGCACATCACGCGCATCCCGCGCTTGACAACGCCGGTCAGGTGATCGGGGACGGAAAAGCAGTATTCCTTCGGGCTTCCGAAATGCTGGACAAATACGATGTTCATGGCGTTACTCCTTTTCGTTTTGAATTTCACTGAGAAAGTTCTTTTTGAACAGGTCGACAAGAGTTGCGTTGAGGATTTCATCAACGCCACGGTCGATTTTCGGCGTGTGGAAATCCATATACGAGTCCTTAACGAGCGTCATCCTGCCGACCGCATCATTGGCAAGCACAACGGCCGTGCTCTCGTCCTTCGCTCCGTTCACCTTGACGTCGAGCAGCCAGTCGGCACGTTTGGAGATCAGGCAGTCCTCGTATGGAACGCCGTCCATCCAGCGATCCATAAATTCCTCCAGACGGAGGATATGATGGAGCTGCTTGGGATCGTAGCCGAATTTCTTGATCTTATCCATCGTCGCCGGATACGGATGACAGAGAGCTTTCTGCTTTTCGAGCGCCATGCCGACCATGCAGTTGAGCGCGGCGAAGTCGTTGTAATGGCCGATGCGCTCGCGCGCATCCAGAACCGGCTTGAAAAGCGCCTCGTACTTCGGATTTAGGATGCGGTACTTCGTGAACAGGATCTCGACGAAGTTGATATTCTGCTTGCGGAAGCAGTCATACATAAGGCGAATGTCCTTGACGTCAACGTGCTCGTCGTTCTCCATGATGTGCGTATAGCTGTGCGGCTTGCGGTTGAGAACGAAGTCCTCGAATGTCGGAAGGACGATGAGTTTGGAGTCGACATCGCTTCCCTCATAGTCCAGCTTGTAATTCTGCGAGCCTTGCAGGAAAATGCCGACGTATTCGGGATGCTTGTCTTTTACGGCATCGAGGTGTTCGCGCAGCCGCGCCATGATTACGGCATCATGCTCAAGCTCCGTCACGATTCCTCACCGCTTTCCGTGACAAGCTCCTGCGCCTCCTCCATGTCCGGCGCGGCGGCGACGTCCTTCGCCAACCCCTCCAGAACCTTAAAGGAGAAATTCTTGATTTTGTACGCCGCGAACTTCGGGCGATCCACGATGCGGACGACAACGCCCTCGCGAACGTGTGTCTTGCCGACCGGATCAGCGCCGTCGTAGAATCGCTCTGCAATCTCTTTGATGTATTCACCGGCGCTGCACTCTTCTTCGCGGAAGGTAAGACCATCTTCGTTGGACGAATAACGCTTCGGCGTTTCCGGAATATATCCCTTCCAAAGAACCGGTACGCACTTGACGCCCATCTGCTTGCAGCGGTAGCGGACGAAATCGGGCGGATACTCCACCACGTCGCCGTCCTCGTTGGTCATGGTCATGCGGTAGACGTAGAGGTCAGACTGCGGAACGTGGCGCGTCATCACGCCGCCGCCCTCGGCGGGAACCAGCTCGTCGCGCCCCTTAACGTCGCAGCCGTAAGAGAAGGTCGTCGTTTTTCCGTACTGTCTGGAAAACTCCTTGTCGCCGTTGGCCTGATCGACTTTCTTGTTGTCAACGCTCGCCATGATGGGCTTGCCGTCCGTCGTGAAGCCGACGACCTCATAGTAGACCGTCTCGCCCTTGTGCAGCTTGCCCTCGAAAGCCTTGCTGTGCTCCTCGCGGAAGGTGTTGTTGCCGTACCAGCCGCCCTCGTAGTTTTCCAGAACCGTGCGGCGCGTGCCGGAGACGTAACCCCAGTCGTAGACGGGCGTTCCGTCGCGGCGCAGGAGCTTGTC